CGTACGACTAGAGCTTCGGCAACTCGAACAAAAAGATCATTCGAGGCACCTTCTAAATTAGAAGCACCTCAAGCACCAGACGGGGTAGAATATTTATGGGTTCGTCACGAACTACTAAATAACCCAGATGATGCGAATGTTCATGAACGTCTGCGCGAAGGTTATGAAATTGTTAAACCTGAGGAATTAGGGGAAAACTACATAGTCGACGTAATGACAACTGGTAAACACGCAGGTGCTGTACGTTCAGGTGATCTCATCTTGATGAAACAAGATGCAGAATACATGAAAGAAAAACGACAGTACTACGAAACACAAACCGCTAAAGCGGCTCAAGCATATGGGCAAGATTTAAAATCGCAAGCACACTCAAGTATGCCAGTAGAGGATACATCCTCAACCTCCGTATCAGGAGGAGCGGCTAAACAAGCTAAGTTTCAAGACTAACACCGCGTTAGTTATTAATTGACATTTAGCGTATAAGCAATAAGGAGAATTTATGGCTTATGGTTTATCACCCGTAAGACAATCCAATGGTGGGACAATTCGTCTCAATAACTGGGTTGACGGAAACGGGTATCAAGTTGCTGCTACTGCACCTTCAGCATATTTTGAAGGTGATACTTGTTCTTTGGCAAGTGGTCTATTAGTAACCGACATTGGGAGTGGCGATTTAGGCGCTCTCGTTGGTGTCTTTTGGGGCGCAGAATACCAAGACAACAGTTCAGGCGACGTACGATTTGTTAGATCAATTCCTGCAAGCACTGTAGCAAAATCCAATTTCAAAGTTTACGTTTATGACGATCCATCAACGATCTTCAAAATGGAAGCAGATCAAGCTGCGTCAGCATTGACGTTAGCAGACGTTGGAGCTAATGCACAGAACTTAACAGGTGCTGGTTCAACAGTAACATTTAAAGGTGGATCATCTCTTGATTCATCAACAGCAAGTAACACGCAAAATGCAACACAACAAGCTTACCCTTTCCAGATTTTAGGATCTGCTCAGGATAACTTGGAGTACACTGCAGTTGGAACTCCAATGAATGTACTTGTTAAAATTAACACTCATTCGTGGGGTCGCTATGATGGCAACTTCCCGACTGCTTAATTGAAAGGTAATATACAATGGCTATAACTAGAGGTCAATTACTCAAGCAATTAGTACCGGGCTTGCATGCAATCTTTGGAACGGAATATAAACGTTACGAAGACGAAGCAGCGATTTTGTTTGAGAACGAAAAATCAAATAGAGCTTTTGAGGAAGAAGTACTCTTCCCAGGGTTCGGCGAAGCATCAGTAAAATTTGAAGGTCAAGGCGTAAACTACGCTAATACAGGTGAAGGTTGGGTAGCACGCTACACAAACGAAACTGTTGCAATGGCTTTCGCAATTACTGAAGAAGCTATGGAAGATAACTTATACGACAAGTTATCAACCAGACTAACAAAAGCATTAGCTAGATCAATGGCTGCTGCTAAACAAACTAAAGGTGCGGCTGTGTACAATAACTCGTTTACGGGTGGTGCATTTGCAGGTGGTGACGGTGTTTCATTAATTAACGCTTTACACCCACTTCAAGACGGATCACAAACTGTTGGTAACAGAAATGGAGCTAACACTCCTACAGTTCAAGCTGAGCTTTCAGAGACTTCTCTAGAGCAAGGCTTAATTGATGTTGCTGGGTTTGTAGACGATAAGTCTATTCCGATTGCTGCACAAGCTAGAACTCTTCACATTCCAAGACAATTGGTATTTGTGGCTGAGAGACTAATGGCGTCTCCATACAGAGTTGGAACAGCAGACAATGATGTCAACGCAATCGTATCTACGGGTATGGTTCCAGGTGGATATCATGTTAACCATAGATTTACTAATAGTAAATTCTGGTGGTTAAGAACTGATGTACCAAACGGTATGAAGCACTTCACTAGAGCTCCAATCGCAACTTCCATGGAAGGTGACTTTGAGACTGGTAACGTTAGATACAAATCTAGAGAGAGATATTCATTTGGATTCTCTGACTGGAGAGGTCTATACGGTTCAAATCCAGCCTAACGGCTGAGGGAGGGGGTATTAATTTGCCCCCTTTCCATACTAAACAACCTATTGACTGCGTAAGCAGACAGAAAAACAAGGAGTAAGACAATGGGAACAACAACTTTTTCAGGACCGATTAAAGCGGGACCTATACAACAAACTACTGGGTCAGACTTAGGTACTAATGTAAAAAACATTGGTCAAGTCGTAATGGCTCAATCACATGCACAAAGCTTATCAGCGGGTGCTATTGCAGCAGGAGCTACGACTGTAGTAATTCCAGCTAATTCACAAATTATTGACATAGTTCTAGATGTAATCACTGCAGCCAGTGGTGCTACTAATATAAGTATTGGTGACACTGTAGGCGGAGCTGCTACATTACTTAATACTTATGGTATTGGGACTACTGCTGGTAGACATTATCCAACTACACAAGCTGGTGGAGCACTAGCATGGGAAGATATAGGATCAAGTGATATAAAATTAACAATCACAAACTCTGCTGCAACAAGTGCAGGAGAAATTAGATTTACAGTTTTATACCAACAAAATACAAACTACACTGCATAACTAATATAGGGGAGGCTTCGGTCTCCCCATTTATAAAGGATTAAAAATGACATTTCAAACAGATGCTCAAGTAACTAATATAGCAACAGGTGCTACAGGGGCAAACGCGACTAGTGATGGTCAAGTAACTGCTGTACATCCGCAAAGATTTTTAAGTCTTAGTTTAACTGCAGGAAGTGATACAGCTACTGCTGTTGTCCAAGATGCTAACTCGGCATCAGGTGCAGTAATAGCAAGATTATCTGCAGTAGCAAATACAACTACTTCACTTAATGCACCACGTGATGGTGTGAAAGTAGCTACAAATTTATTTGTTACAGTAACAGGCACAGCTTCTAACGCTTTAATTTATTGGAATTAAAATGCCAGAAGTTTCTAAATACGATTTAGAAATACAGGCTTTAAAAGGGGAAATAACTCTTTTAGGTGAACGTATATCTACGATTAAAGACAATCATCTTCATCATATTGAAGAGAAGATTAACGGAATAACAAAAGTAATGTATACAATTGGCTTTATGGTTTTAGGTCAGTTATTGTGGGTAGTAACTCGCGCATTAATGTAAGGGGGCAACTTGGCTAGTTCAGGTACACGAACATTTAATCTGCAGATTGCAGATGTAATACAAGAAGCTTATGAACGATTAGGAGTAAGCTCTAAGGGTGGTTATGATTTAATCACTGCTAGACGTTCTCTTAATTTATTAATGATCAAATGGATTAATCAAGGCGTTAATCTATTTACACTACATCTACATACAGTAGCAGTAAACTCATTTAACAATACAACATATCCTACATTTGACTTAGCGGCAAATGGTTATTCAGATATACTAACGGCAGCTTGTCGTGATACTGATGCAACTCCAGATCAAGATATTGAGATGGAAAGAATTAGTTATGCTGATTGGCTTTCTTATCCTAATAAATATTCAACAGGCACTCCACTTAAATTTGCAGTAGATAGAAATGCTGAGTTTAATTCTAGTGGTGTAAATAACCATAAAGTTTATTTATGGCCTGGGCCCAGTGAAGATAATAGATATGAAATAATTATGTGGGCTATCAAGTATGGAGAAGACATAACAGATAATTACTCACAAAATGCAGCTGTACCTAAAAGAATGCTACCAGCATTGATTAGTGGTTTAACTGTAGAACTAGCAAACAAACACCCAAAATTAGTAGACATAAACAGAAGACAAGAACTAATACAAATGTATAAAGAAGAATGGGAATTAGCTAGGGAAGAAGATAGAGAACGTGCAAGTTTTTATGTTACACCTAAGGTTCGTGGATATGCATAATGGGCAAATACGCGAGGGGTAAACACGCAGTATTAATCGACGACCGATCAGGGTTTAAGATTAAATACAAAGACGCTCGAACAGAGTGGACAGGATTTAGAGTATACAAGGGTGACTGGGAACCTAAACAACCTCAGTTAGATCCTGAGATGTATATTCAAGGGGGAGACCCTAGTGTTTTATATAAACCTAGACCTCCTCAAAGTACATCGGATACGATTGTATCTCTTGGACCTTTACATGGTAAATTTTCAGGACAATGTGCAGCTAACTTAGGAAGAGTTGTCATTGGTGCAGGAGAAGATGCCTTAGGCTTCCAAGCTACTGGTGTACTAAACAGTGCTGGTATAGCAATTGCGGTTGTATTTCCAATACCTGTTGAAGCTTGGCAACAAGCAACAAGTGCATTAGGTAGTGTAACTATAGCAGCTACGGAATCTGCAGAAGGATTCCAAGCAACAGCTAGTTTAGGTACTGTCGTTGAAGCTTTGATACAACCTGTATCATTGTCTTCTGCAACTGCAACTCTTGGTTCAGTAGTATTAGCTATTGCTGAAGATGCTGAAGGGTTTGTAGGAACAAGTACATTAGGAAGTATAACTCTTAATGTATCAGAAACTGTTTCTGGAATTGAACTAGGGGCTATGACTGCTAGTTTAGGTAACACTGGATTGTTCTTTAACACTACAGAGATACCGCCAGGATTAGCAGGTACAGGTGGATTAGGTTCATTAATATTTAATGGCGCTCATCCAGTGACGATGCCACAAATGACATCAACATTGGGAAGTGTTACACCTGAAATAATAACTGCAGTACCAGTTACACTGTCAGGAATGACAGCAACATTAGGAACAGTTGCAGCAGTAACTCCAGGATATGGAACATATCTGTGGGGTACAGACGAATGGGGTAAATAAATGGGATTAACATACGTACAATTAAAACAAGCAATCCAAGATTGGACTGAAAATGATGGTACAGAATTTACTACAGCTACAGGATCAGGAACTGCTCCTATTGATGTATGTATAGCTAATGCAGAATTAAGAATTATGAAGGAGTTAGATTTAAACGCCTTTAGAAAAACAACTACTATTGCATCAGGAACAGCTACATCAGGTGTAGCTATGCCTCAAGATTTAGTAGTATTAAGATTTTTACGTATTCAAAATGGTGACATGCTTTATTTAAAGGATGAAACCTTTATACGTGAATATACTAAAAACCCAACTACAGGAACAGGTACACCTATATACTACTCGTACCAACGTCCCGGAACAGCCTATACAACTTCAAATAGGCACACAAATATTATATTTGCACCCACTCCGGGGGTTGACACTACGTGTGAAATAGGTTATACTTATCATGTACCGGGTTTATCATCTAGTACCGCACATACGTATTTAGGTGATAATTGTCAGGATACTTTATTATATGCTTGTCTCATTGAGGCGGCTACATTTATGAAGGACCCACAGCAATTAACCAACTACCAACAATTGTATGAACGTGCAGTTCAAACGTTAGGGGTAGAAGAACAAGTAAGAATGAGGAACACTGAACTGTACAAAGGTGAACTTCGAACATTAGGAAGATTAGAAGGAGATAGGTAAATATGGCAGGTATAACATCAGCATTATGTACTAGTTTCAAAGTCGAATTACTCGAAGGAGATCATGATT